CACCATGATATGAAGCTTATCTAAGTCAAGATACTCTCTTTGACCTCCTCTCTTGATAACCTTTGTTCCGTTGCTCATACTCTTTTCCATCCAATAAGTTTTGCTTTTGCTTCTAATCCCATAAAAGTATTCTCCTTTATGATTTTTTCTACATCAAGTCCTTCTAATATCATATCATTAATGTCCTTATATTTCAAGTCTTGTGGCCAAATCACCACGGGAAATTTCATATCAATTGTCTTTTCGACTCTTGCTATCATTTCTTTATTTCTTTTTTCATTATCATAAACAAATACAAATTCAACATCATAATTTTGAATAAAAAACATATAATCCATATCAGCACCAACCATAGCAATAGCATTATTTAAAAACATACTATCAAAAGGTCCTTCGACAATATAAACTGTCTTATTCCAATCAATTTTATCCCAACCAAAAATCTTTGGTTGATTTTCATCTAAAATAATTGTAATGTATTTAACCTTTGATGATTTACTTAAACTTCTACCTTGATATCCAAAGATTTCACCATTCTTTATTAAAGGAATGATAATTCTAGGTTCATCATATTGAACTGATTTAAAAGTCGGTTTTTGTGTATTTGTCCATTCTTTAAATTTTTCACAATAATACAATTCACGTAGAAATTTTTCTGGTATTTGTCTTTTTTCTAAATATGCTCTTGCTGGATGTTCTATATTTAGTTCTGATATAGTTGGAAGATTTAAACTTTTTTTCTTGAACGACGGTTTTTCAAACTTAAATTCTGGTTCTGGAGTATTTGATTTTTTTCCGGTCAATCCATTTTTATATCTTTACATCACATATTGATCATGTAAAGTAGAATCAAAATCTTTCAAAAAATTTGTGAAAGTTCTTGATGATCCACAATTATGACATTTAAAGTTATAATCATTCTTTACTTTGTAAAGATATCCTCGTGCTTTATTTTTATGTTTTTGACTATCCCCACAATAGGGACATCTAAAATTGTAGAGACCTGCTTTAACTAGTTTATACTTATCCAGTCTTGAAGATACAAGTGAAATAAATTTTTCATCAATTAAACTCATACAAAGGCAGGATCAGGAACTTTAGGTTAGCACGTCCCCATTCTTTCGTCAATTATTTGGAGTTCTATTTTCTTGAACTGAATGCATGTGACCTTCTCTTGCTTGTTGCATTTCACTGGGGGTCCACCATCCAGATGCAAGAGTTGAAAATGCTGTTGATAATACTGCTAATAAAATCCCACACCCAACTGTCATCCATTTAATCTTAGAAACTTCATCATACTTAGATTGTAAAAGAGCAATTTCATCACTCAGTTCAGATTCAATATCATTTATTTTATCTTCTGTTTTTTGGTGACTTATATTATTATCATTTTTCACATCTTGAATCATATTAATTAAGATATCATTTGTTTTCATAGCTTGCTCAATTCTTTCTTCATGAACAGCAAGCATTCTGCCTACATTGATATTTACTTCACTTAACTTTCCAATAGCATCATCAATTTTGTTGACAATATTTACAAAATCTGCAAACTTTTGTTCTAATACAGCAAGTTTAACTGTTTCGTTTTCCATTGGATTTAGTTGGGTTGCGGTGGAGAACGTTTAACCAAATTCTATGTGATTTTCTATGTTTTCTCAAATCTACTGGAGGTTCTTCTGGAGGTAATCCTGCAAGACCACCCCCAGTAGCAGTCATGTCTTCATTGATTTTCATTCTAATATTATTTAGAATTCTATCCAGTTTTGAATTTTTCATTAGATTGAATTTAAGATATTTAAACAATTATTATCGATTTCAATTTCATCCAAAAATGATTTTGGATATTCTGGAATACGATTTAAAAAATATAAAAACGTCTTAATTGAAGACCACAATTCCTTTTCAAGTTTAAAAAATAAAAGGGGAATAGCAGCATCATTGAAAATATTAAAAACAATAATAAAATGATTAACTAAAAGATCAACTTTAAGGTCACCAGTTTTTGCATATTTTCGAAGAAGTTTTTTAATATATTTAAATCTATTCAAATCTTCAAAAAAATCTTCTTTAGTTACTGCTTGAGGGTTATCATAATATTTAATTGCGAATAAAATATAATTATCCTCGTTCAACTCATCAAATTTCATATATTATCTAACTGTTAATGTAGTAGTTCCGAGTCCAACTGCTGCGGTAGTTCCTGCACCACCAACGTTGCGAAGAAGAACGTCTCCAAATTGTGAAGTGAATGAACTAATTACACCGACACCATTTGATCCGTCAGTAATTACACCGACAAATCCACTTGGAATATCAATTTTCAGTTTTGTTCCATTTGTAGGGGTGCTGAATGTGACAAGAAGTCCTTGTGTAATTGTTGATCCAATTGTACTTGCTGTTCCGATCTGAACAGAAGTAGTTCCAACAGCAACAATAGGAACGTTTGTGAGTTTACCTGCAACTGTGAGGGAACTTCCAATAGAAACACCTGCTACCGAATCAACAAAAATGTTAGTTCCACCAATCGCAACAGTTTGTCCAGATGTGGTTAATGTTGTTGAAATTGGAACGTTTGCAGTCAGAAGAGTACTTGGTGAAGTGAATGCAAATGCTACTCTGTTAGTAATCTGACCATTGAAGTTTGTATATACATTTGGAGATCCATGACTTGCAGCAGGTCCTGCCCAAGCATATTGAGTACCAGTGTTTGATACTGCAGTTCCAACGATTGCAGTTGATTTCGATTCTCTATCAGTTGCATCAAAAGTGCCAATAAGAACTGTTGATCCTGCACCAGCAAAAACAAGTTCATTGAACACAACATGAACATAACCAGTAGTATTAGTTGCAATTCCAGTAGTTCCACCCCCACCAACAGAAATTGGTGATGCTTGGTTAGGATCTTCAAAGAAAACCGCAACTGGTCCGGCAGTTCCAATACCAGTAGTTCCACCAAGATTAGTACTATTCAATCCAACAACTGGAACTAAAACTTCGTCAAAGTAACGAGTAGAAAGTCCAGAATTTTCTTTAGTTTTATATCTTCTCTGAATCCAACCACGAACATCTGCAAAAGTATTCCATGGACTTGTGTTACGATCAGTCTCAAGTTGGAATTTTGGAATGGCGTACTTGTTCGCCGCAGTTTCAGATGCTGTTGAAATGCCCCAAAGTGCCATGTGCTTTCTCGTTAATTTCCTAAATTTATTTATAAAAATGGGGGAGTATCGAACTCCCCCAAATACATTTGAGATATTTTATTTAATTAACTCAAGGAGTAATATCTTTTGCGCCCTTTGCTTTCAGAGCATTTTGTGCCTGAATAAGAATGAGTGAAAGAATACCGTTTGCCTTGACCTTAGGATTTGCACCAAGTGCTTCTGAAACTGCAAAAAGAACAGTTGCGATAAGTGCTTGATTAGCAGTTGCCCATGCGATGATTAGTGATAAAGACATAATAACCTCTATTGTTTAGTTTCCTGATTTATTTATGCCAAATGCATCTCAAAAGTTGTAACGATTTTGAAGATATGAAACTACAGATTCGTTTTTATTTGATTTTTCAGAATCTGATTTGGTTTTTTGCAATTGAGCATCAGCAAGTTCTTTTCTGATTTGTGCTTGTGCTACCTTTTGTTTTGCTGCTACTTGAGGATCTTTATATTCAGTTTGAGCATCTCCTAATGGAGGAGTTGTCGATACTTCAGAAATATTTTCTTCTTCTTTCATAAAATAATTTAACATTGCTTCATAAGCAATTTTATGTTCTCTCGAATTAAAATTAAAGGATTCACTAGTGACTGGATTTAGATTGATCTTATTTTTAACTGATCCTGGTTTCCCATCAATTTTTTCAGATTTTTTTGCCTTTTTAATTGCATTATCCTTAACACCGGCATATTCATCTGCTTCATCTTCTACAGTACCATCTCCATCATAATCTTTTGACTTTTTGCCAGTCTTTTTATACTTACCCTCATACTTTTCACCTGCTTTAGTATAAGGATCTTCTGCTTCGAAGAAAGGTTCTCTAATTTCGTTAAAAGATTCTGACCAAATGTTAGACATTTACTTAATTACAACTTTTCTTTTTCTATTTATTTGCTTTGATGATTTAGAATAATTAATGATTAAAGTTCACAAACATCTTTAATCCAAGACTTAAACATAATACCATTTTCAGTTACACAAATAAGGT